CCGATTTCTGGAAATGGTATATAAGAAGATAGTGTGTCAGAAAACTGGTGTCTTTGTTTTGTAGAGTAAAGTAAATCCATAGTAATTTGTGCTGCTTTTTTACCTAATATAAGCATTAAATCGTCTATATTATTTATTTCACCACCAAAACCAACTTCTCTGTATGTTGTTATTTCATCAACTATATCTCCTAATATATCATCACCGACTTTACTACCACGCAATGATGCTTCTGCACCTTTTAAGAAATCTAATGCAGTTTTTTCGTCCATATCTTTTATTGCTTCAATGCCACCTTCATAAAGACTATATCTCCACAATGGGTCACGATTTACAATATCTGATGGTCCTGTAAGAAAAGTTGTATATAATTTTTCTAAAAATAAATCCATTCTTCCTGCAGCAGCATCTAACCCACCTTGTGATTTAAATTTATTGTTTAATGACAAATATGCACCATTAACTTTATTAGGAAATAGATTTATATCTTTTTTAAATATTTTCCATACATCTTTATAAAATTTTCCTACTTGCCCTTGTACTGTACGCATACCACCACCTGATGAGGCTATACTCCATGCTTCTACCCAATCTTGACCATTTACAAAACCACCACTTTTAAGAAAATTTAATGCTGCACTAGAACCTGTATCAAAATTATATTTATACAAAGGATATGTCATAACACCATTAGTAAATCTTATTTGTGTAGCCCAGTCTTCTGTACGAGGTGTACCAGTAATTGGGTCAAGTATAGAAAACTCACCACCTATATGTCTTGATATTCTGTAACCTAGTGCTTCTAAATTATTTCTTAAAGCTACAGGATTTTCTAATTGCTCTTTTGCCTCTCTACCTCTTAAATCTGATTCTTTGACTAATTTTTGCATTATTTGTTTACCATCATAAGATTTCAATAAATAATCTATAGTTTCGTCTATACCATCATTTATCAATCTTGCAGTAACAGGATTCTTTGCTAACAATAATAATTGATGCACCCAGTTTCTTATATAGTCTGGTTGTATTTGTCCATTTACTATTTTGTCATATCCTGTATACACGCCATCTAAATTGTTTGCTTTTACAGGTTCAAAAAATTGATTCATTGCTTTTCTTGACATAGCTTGTAAATAATTTTCATTCAATGGTAACCAACTACCATCAGGTGCTACATTACCTATACCTCTTTTATTTCTTCTAATAATTTTTGCTACATCAAAGTTTGTGTCAAACAATGCTTCCATAACTGCTTTTCTTGTAACTAAATCTTGTGTAGAAGCATTTCTTAATGTTTCTTTATTAGGTGCATTTTTGTTTACAAACCATAACAAATTATCATCTGTGTCTATTACTTTTTTCCACATTTTTAAATCGTCAGAGTTTAATAAGTTAGCTAGAAATACTTCTCCAACAGTGTCATCAGGTATATAAGCACTAAGTTGTTTACCTTTAATACCTAATGTAGATAAACCTACTAATGCTTTTTCTATATTTTTAGGTGTAACATCAGTCAATTTATTTAAATACACAGATACATCTAAATACAATCTATTATCAACTTCATCTAGCCACCAACCTAAAACATGGTTTTCTTTGTTAAGATATTTTTGTCTTATTGCTGCTTGTGCATCATCTTTAAGAAAATTAATTAATAATGGTTCTAGCAACTCTTCTAAATTAGTACCAGGACTTTTACCTAATGCTTCTGCTAATTCTCCTACAGCAAAATCAACACCTAAATTTTTGTATGGACTTACAGCACCAAATTGTGGTGGATTTAATTGTCCTGTTTTCATATCTATAGAACCACCTGTTCTGTTGTTAGCTATAGCTCTTGCAATACTATCGCCATCTGTAGTAGTTTCTTTTAATAATCCAGAGCCTTGTTTTAATGCTGTAATAACTTCTAAACCTTGCTCTCTAAATATATAATCTCTTGCATCGTTACCTGCTACAACCCATGCAACATAATCATCTGATGCCATACCAACTTCGTTTACACCAATTTTTATATGTTTTAAAATAGCTTCTATTTGTGGATATTCAATAGATGCAGCTTTTATAAACTCTGGTCCTAATATTTCTTCTGTAAAAGGTTTTTCTTTTTTTAATATTCTTGTTCCCCACAAAACTTTGTCATAAGCATCTCTCATTTCTAAAGAAGTTCCTGCTGCTAATTTAAAAGCATAATATGACATAGGATGATTTAGACCTACACCTGAACCACTAAATATAATTCTTAATGCTTCTTCTGGTATAACTCTTGTAATCAAAGCAGGTCTTAACATCCAGACTGGTTTTAAAACTCTTTGTAAAATTAAATCTTCATAAAGATAACCCATAGTCGTTTGTGCTGATGGTGTCATTCTTCCTGTTCTAGGGTCAGGTTTTAATTTTTTACCATAAATTCGCTTTAACAACCTTGTATATGCTTCTTCTGTACTACCTTCTATAAATTCTCTTTTTGCAGATTTTTTTGCTCCAACAATTTTTCTAAACAATGGAAAATATGCTTCTAGTTCTGCATAATCAATTAAAGGAATGTAGTTGTCTATGTATTCAGAAATCATTTGTGCTGTAGGTGTAGCTTCCCATACTATTTCTTCTTCACCATTTGGTTTTTTTCTTCTTGTTTTAATTTTGTATTTGACGCCAGGATAAGCTAGTTGTTTACCATCTTCTGTAGTAAGGTATCTTTTTAAATCAGACTCATTAGCAAGAAAATCCATTGTTTCTGCTAACTCATCTCTAAAATCTGCTAAGTCTGGATTTCGTTCTACAATATTATCTTTTATGTCTGCATATACATTTCTTACTATTGTCAACATGTCATCTGTTGCATCAGTGTCTAATATGTCGTTTAAAAATCTATTTCTTGCATCTCTGCTAAATCTTGCAGCTTTCATCAATCCATCTAAACTTCTAGCACTCTCTCCTAAATTATTGATAGATAATAATCTTGCAGGTGCTAAGTCAAAATATCTTGATAATCTTCTAGGTAATGTTCTACGCAAATCAGCACCGACACCTATTATTCCTGTAAATAAATTGTCTGCTGCGTTTTTATTAAATACTGCTTTTGAACTATTTATTTGTTTTAATATATTTCTGGCAACATTTATATCTGTATCTTTACCTAATAATTTTTTTGCTATTGCGTTAGATGCCGAACCTAAAAGATTTGGTGCAATAGGAACTGTAAGTTGATTACCTTTAACAATAGCTTGTACAACATCATCTGTTATTCCATATCGTAAAGCAAGTGCATCATCAACACCTGCTAAATTACCATTTTTCATTACTGATGTTAAGACAGTTTTCATTAAATTTTCGTCATCTATTGCAGTTAGTAGTCTTAACAATTCAGGAGGTGCTTGATTTAGACCTGGCATATCCATAAGTACAGACAAATCTTTGTTAGCAACAAAAGCTTTTAATAATTTACTACCTCTTTTTGTTTCTAAGACTTGTGATGCTGTGCTACCAAACATTAATTTTCTAGCTTCTTTTGGAGTTATAGTTCTCTCAACACCACCAACTTCAATTTTTCCTCCTTTAATAGTTTGTATAAATTGTTTTATTAAAGGAACATTTTTTATATCATCTCCTACTTTTACAGTTTTAAATGCTTGTTGTAATCCTTCATCAACTAAACTACGCAATCCTAATTTTGCACCTGACAAATATCCTAAAGCATAGTTTGTAGGGTCACCAAAAACTCTAAAAGCACCATCTAATACTGCAGAACCTATTGCATATCCAAAATCTTCTTTTCTATAAAATTGTCCTGCAACAATACGACCTGGTGATATATCTACTTGTCCTGCTTTTCGTGTCTGTGTTTTATATTGATTTTCTAATTCTTCAAATTGTTCTGTAATAGGAACACCATAAATTTCTACAGCTTCTCTATAAGCATCTTCATCAGATAAACCTTGCCTTTTAAAATCTTTATATCCTTGTGTATCTTGTATTTTTGTAGATGCAGGAAAAAAACCTTTACCTAGGTTTACTGGTTTACCTTGACTCCATTGGTCGTATGCTAAATTAAATTCTGTAGGTCCATAATTATCTTTTGCTTCTTTATATACATCTGCAAATTTATCTCCAAATATTGCTCTTCTCATTCTCTCTGCAGCAACTTCACCATCTTTTGTACCTAATGTTGCTATAGCTGTTGCTGCACCTGCAAGACCTAAAAGTGTGTTAGCAGCTACAGTCTGATACCTATTAGCTTTGACATTGCTGTTGTCTGTTGCTACTATTGTTGATTTAAAATTTCTTGATAAAGGTTGAAAACCTAAATCTAACATTAACAAACCTAATTGTGATGCTCTTTTACCTCTACTTACAGATTGTAATGCTTTTTGATTATTTTTAATTGTTACATTATTTTGTCTACTTGCTAGTTCTAAAGCTAAATTAGAATCATGCTCTACACCTAATAAAGAGCCATACATAACTAATTTAGGGTCTAAGTTTGGATATGCTTTAGATATATTAGCTGCTCGTTCAGCAACTTCTGGAGTCATTGTATTTCTAAAAAATTCTAATTCTTTTAAATTAGCTTCTGTGTTGTCTGCTATATAGCTATCTAATTCTGGTGGACCAAATAATATCTGTCTGTAATCTCTCATTAAAAACCAAAATAATCATCTTGTTCTGGATTAACAACAGGCTCTTGTATAATATCTTCTGCTAATAGTTCATCAAATATAGGGTCTTGTGTTATTTCTTTTGCTACTGTTAAAAAATTTTGCAATGTATGGGTAGCTACAACTCTAGGTCCATTACTACCAGGACCTACAGGTATACCTGCAGTATTAGGTTCAAATTGTTTTGCAGTCGGTGCAGCAATATTTACTGGAGAAGGTAAAGGTCCTACATTTGCAGGTGCAGATGTAAGAGCAGCTTCTTGATTAATAGGTGGTGTAGAACTTGTTTGTGCTTCTAAATCACCTGTTTGTCCTGTTGGGTCGCCTTCTTTTCGTGGTGGTGCGTACACATCATAATATGCACTATCAGGTTTCATATCTGTATTTTGTGTTAATTTACTAGGTTTTCTTCCTCTAGGCATTATCTGGTCCTTCTATATCAAATCCTATTTCTAAACTAATCCATATACCTGGTATCGGTGTAGGTATCATCACACTTCCAAGAGGCACTTCACCTTGTGATATTATTTCTGTTCGTATTGTAGGGTCGTAATTTAAATCTAAGTCACCCCAATCTTCTTGATTAATAATGTCATAAAATTTTGCATTTACAATATTTTCTTCGTTAAACATTACGCACCTTCTGGTTGTTGTGCTAATGCACCTAACACTTGGTCAATAGCTACTGGTGATTGTCCTAAATTTAAACCTTGTTGTTGTGCTTGTTGCTGTTGTTGACCCATCAATGCTAGTTCTTCTGGTGATGGTTCTTCACCTTCTGATGTATAGAATTTATCTAGTATCTCTGACATTTTTTGTGGGTTTTTTCTTATTTCTATAGCTGCCATCGTAGCTTTTGGATTACCTTGTGCTGCTTGTGCCATCAAAGATTCAAACAAAACTGTTTCTGCTTTTTCTGCACTAATGCGTTGTTGTATTTTTGTAATATTGTCCAAGCCATCCATGTTTTCTTGTAATGTCTGTGTATCAATAATACCTTGTTGTTTTAGTTGTAAACCTGTAATAATTTTTTGTGGTTCATCGAATCCTGCCATAACACCATATACTCTTCTAGTTTCATATACTTCAGATATGTCAGATGATGGTGTATAAGATTCTTTATATGCTGTTCCTTTATGTCTACCTGCAATAGGTTTACGCTTGTTTGGAAACATAATTTCATCGTATTCTAATCTTTTTGCATCTAATTCTTGTAATGCTTCTTTTAAAACTGTTTGATATTCTCTTACATGTAACGATGCAGATTGTCCTAACTCTTCTAGTCCTCTACCAGTAACAAAAGAATTTGGAGATTGACCATCATCAGATACAGGATATGCAGCACCAAGACGCAAATGTCTTTCAAGTCTATCTACTTGTTGAAATAGTTGGTATGGTAGATTATTGACTGGCTTAGACACTTGCGAACCAGGTGTCAAATAGTTTACAGCAAATCTGCCTTTTCTATATTTTCCTGACTCTATCTCTCCAACAATGTTTGTTTCTGTAAATACTGCATCTTCCATAGCAATAGTTCCAAGTATGTTAATTTTTGCCATGTTTGCCATAAGACCTGTAATGTGTTGGAATTGTGATTGCATTTGGTCAAACGCATATCTTTTTGCCAAAACAAAACATGGTCCTGATTTTAAAATGTTTGGCATAAAATCTATTATTTTTTTGTTTTCAGGTAAAAATACATAAGTACCTTCTTCATTTCTATACTCAACTACAACTTTTCCATGTCCTGTAGAATTTGCCCATCCTCCTGCTCTATCTGTACTGTCAAGTAATGCAGAGTATGGATTTTGAAAACCATCATCATTTTCTTCTTGTGCAAATATATATTGTTTTGCTTCAGGATATTGTTCTGCCAATATTGTATGTGGCACTCTACGAATTATTGCTAATTCTTTTGGTTGTTGGTCGTTACCAAATATTCCAGGGTAACAACTAAATGGGTCTTGTAGTTCAGCATAGGGATAAGGATTACCATCTTTATCTCTTTTGTGTCCAATAGTCCAAGCTATAAAACCATAACCAGGTAGCCATCTAGCTGCTTGTGGTAACTGCATGTGTAGTTTTTGAAATTTATCATAAGATGTAACAATGCGTTCTACTTTTTCTGATTTTTTTCTAGCTCTCTCGCTATCTTTTTCATTTATAATATCTACTTTTAAATCTGGACTTCTACCTAGTTTTTGTGCAAATCGTTCTAACGCAGTTAAAAATAAATTAGGTGCAGGTAACTCGTGGTATTCTACATTAACAGAATTACCCAACAGTGCTTTTACAGCAGCTTCACCACCATTCATAATGTCACGAATCCTAGACCTATCAATCATTTGTTCTTGATTTATAACTCTAAGATAATCTATTTTATCGTATAATTTTTTACTATCTAATGGCATTTAACTCCAACTATCTATATCCATACTACTAGGTTCGTACCCTTCAAAGCTAGGACTATATTCATATCCTAATTCTGCAAAGCGTTCCTTTTGCATACGCCTAATTGCTCTCATTGGAAACCAACTAGCCATAACTATGTCAGTTTTAGTTCCAACACTTTTGCTTTTATTTTTAGCAGAGCTGAAATAAACCAACTGACTTGTATATAAGTTTACCTTTTCTTGTGCTTCAAAGCTAAGATATGGCAAAGAAATATTTTGTTCTTGGAACATAGGTCGCATTGCTGTAACACCATACAAAGGGTCAAATTTATTTTTATATGTTTCGTGTCCTTCTAAAAATATACCATGACTTGACGCAAACTCTCTAATACTTCTATCTTGTCTAATAGCTTTTTGAAAACCATTTTCTTCTATTACCCAATGTGACAAGTTATACTTCATCCACCATTCCTTTATTATTTCTAATGCTTGTGGTATACCACCACCAAGATTGTTGTTCATATCTACCATGTGTAATTTATTTTCTACAGGTTCGTATGCCCACAAAAATGCAGCTTGGTAACCTGTAGATGCAGGGTCTAATCCTGCAATCAATCTTGTACCATGTGGTATGTGTCCTATGTCACGCTTTTGGTCACGACACTCTTCTATTTCTACTCTGTCAAATAATGCAAGTCCATCAGGCATTGCAACATTTAGATAAACCATTTCGTATATAGCTCTACCACCTGTAGTTTCTGCTGCTCGTTTTCTATCCATTAACCATTTGTAAGTTCGCTTACCTGACCACAACATACAATCTTTGTGTTCGTCTTCGTTCCAATCAGGTTTATTACAAGCAGTGTCATGTGCTTCTTCTACAATAGTTTTCCAAGATTCGTTATCTAACAAATGTGAATATAAATCGTCATAGTGCTGTCTTGAACCAATAACAACCATAGCTGTATGTTCCTCTTTACGACTTGACAATGTTGTTGTCCACCAACTCCTGGTATTTTCTCTTGATGCAGGTTGCATAGTAGAAGTGTGGTCCTCAATGTCGTCTGCAATAATTATGTCACAGTCACGACTAAGTATTTTACCACCTCTACCTATACCCACCATAGTAGGTGACTTAATACCAGTAACTGTTCTAGTTCCTACAGTAAATCCATTTTGTGACCAAGATTTACCTGTTCTAGTACTAGGTTTAAATTTTGGACCAGGACCACATATTTCTTCTATTAACAATTCGTTACTTTCGAGTTGGTCTAGTACAGAGCTAACTGCGTTCTTAGCTATTTCTTCGTTACCACCTACCCATAAAATACGAATGTTAGGTTTTGTGCAAATGAGCCACACTGCAAAATGTATTAATAAATCTGTTTTACCATGTCGTGGTGGAGATAATATCATCTGTTGTTCACCATTTTCTATAGCATCTAAAATAGAATTAATCCACTTAATATGAAAATCTGGTGTTTCGTATGCTTCACCTTTTTCTGTTTGAAAATATCTATCTCTAAAATTTTTAAAATCTTCTAATGTTTTTTCTGCAACCTGTGGTAATTCCCAATTTTTTTTCTCTAGTTCATTTTCTAAATCTTCTATGTATGCGTTATATGCCATAGATACTGCAGCAACAGATGTGTTTAATATTTTTGCTACATCAGATAATGTATTTTTTTCTTTGAGTATTTCTTCTGCTAATCCTGATTCGACTATGTCGTTATAAACTTTACCTCTACGAGATTGTACATTTTTTTTGCTAGGTATTTCTAATACATCAGTTTCTTGTGTCCACTCAATGCCTTTTTTCTTTGCTCGTTTTTTTTGCATTGATATTCTGTTATAACATCTGTCACTACAATATTTTCTTTTACCTTTAGGTAAAGGTCTATGACATCCTGCTGCGTAACAAATTTTATTTTTTTCCATAATTTTTACAATCTTTATTTTTACATTTCATGTCGTCACTTGGTTTAAGTGGTCCACCACAGCGAGGACAAGATACATTTATCAAAATTATTTTTTAATTTTTTTTATCTTCCCATTATGTGTACGAGCAAATTTATGTGTTTTGGTTTCTCTAATTAAAGTACCATAGTATCTTTTACCACCCCACATCCAACTGACTCTTTTGCCTTTTCCCATTATTTACCTACCTTTTTCTGTGCATTGACATGTGCTTTGTTAAAGCTAGTACCTCTACGCATAGAGTTGTACATGTATTGCATGTGTTTTTTTGTATGATGTTTAGAATGTTTTTTCATAGCCTTCTGTTGGCTTTTACTTAACTTAGAAACATCTACACCTTTTACCTTCATTTTTTTGGTTTCCAACCACGCTTCATTTCAGCATAGGCTTTTTTAGATATAGTCGTATTCTTTTTAGACCTAGACTTACCTTGTACCTTTCTTCTATGAATGTTTCCTACCAAACTATTCTTGCCTGAACCATGTGGCATTATATCTCCTTACCACATCTTGCAAGACCAATATCTTGCAGATGTCTTATCTGTTGCTGTATCACATTTGTGTCTTGCCCTAAAAGATTTTCGTGCTGCAGCATTATCTTTTCTTATTTCCATGTTAGGGTCACCGAACATAACTTTTTTAACTTTGTTGCCATCCTTAACATAGACCTTAAATTTTTTACGACCATGCCCAGGCTCACCTTTACCAATCCTGGAAGGTTTGTTTAATGTAACTGTTTTACCCTGGTACTTTGCCATTATATTTTATCTTTTTTAATTAAAATCCATGCCCACGCATTCACAACAACAAACATAAAAAATACTATAAAAGCATCCATTATGTTATCTTAGGTCTGCGTTTACTATCTCTTAATTTTTTAAAATCAGCACCAGTAATCTTATCAAATGGTGGTGCTTGTTTTGCTATCTTCTTTTGTTTAGGGGATAACATTAGTAACCCATCTTTTTCTTTTTGCCTTTTTTCTTTTTCTTACCTGGCATTGTGCCTCCTCTATATTAATATTATTACTATATCACACATCTAATCATCTCCTGCCCAATTTGGATTTCCTGCGTATGGTTCATCATATAAACTCTCGTATAAATCTTCCATAGTTCGTTCTATTTTTTTAGATGTATTTATAACTTGTATGATTCCTTTTTTCAATAACCATTTGTATGGTGTCGAAAAAATTTTTTTTTCTAGGTTGATTAATTTTTCTAACATACTACAAGATTATACATGATTGGTTATGGTATAGCGTACCCTTCACTTGCGTGAAGGGCGTACTATACAAACAAAGAAAGGAGGGCTATGAAGTATATCTTAAATAAACCAAGGAGGTTTGAATAAAGACTTCATGC